GAGTTCATCATCATGGCCCTTGATGCGGCAGCGGAGAAAAACAACCGTGCTGACTTTACTGCGTTGCTTACTTGGGGGGTCTTCTACACAGATGATGAGGTTACAGGTGAGAAGACGGCTAAAATCATCCTTCTCAATGCGATAAAGAAGCGGTTAGAGTTCCCGGAACTGAAGCAATTGGCCTACGACGAGTACAAATACTGGCAACCAGACGCATTTATCGTGGAAAAGAAGTCCGCTGGTACTCAGTTGTACCAAGAAATGCGCAGAACCGGTGTTCCAGTCCAAGAATTCACCCCAACTCGGGCTTCTGGAGACAAAGTAGCCCGTCTGATCGCAGTTAGTGATATATTTGCGTCTGGTATGGTCTATTATCCGGCAGGTCGGAGATGGGCTGAGGACGTAATTGAGGAGGTAAGCTCCTTTCCAGTAGGCGCACATGATGACCAAGTTGACTGCTGCTCTATGGCACTGGCTCGTTTTCGTAATGGAGGTTTTATATCACTCCATAGTGATCGCGATTTTGATGATGGTGGTTTTGTTCCACGCCGTGCCGCATACTATTAGCCTGTTATGGGACACAGCAGTAAGATATGTCGGACTTGTGGCGAAGAAAAGCCGCTTGAAGCATACAACCAAGACAAAAAGCGACCAGATGGACGCCGAAATAGGTGTCGAGAGTGCGATGCCGCATACTTTCAGCAGAAATACTCAGACCCAACATGGCGAGCAATACACCACAAACGATCAAAAGACCGGCGGACGCGACTAAAGGATGTTGACCCCGTTCGAATTTGGGCGTATGACGCAATCGCTAACGCTAAGATGCGGGCTAAACGATCAGGACTCCCCTGCACGATCACTATGTTGGATGTTTTGGATGCTGTGGCTGATACTTGTCCTCTTTTGGGACTTCCCCTCGTATACGCAACAGGTAAAATACACAGCAATAGCCCCACCATCGACCGTAAAGTGTGTGAAAAAGGGTACACAAAAGATAATATCGCCGTCATATCACACCGGGCTAACCGTCTTAAGAGTGATTCTACGGTAGAAGAATTACAAACATTACTGAACAATCTGGTAGTATATCTAAATTCCGACTAACTCCGGACCCAAGCGAGAAAATTTATGGCAAATGTAGACAAATCGATCGGCGCAGGTGGCGCTACCGCAATCCAAGATGGTATTTATCAGGCGGGGTTCGATATGCCGACTGAAGATGGGTATATTGAGGTCGAATTGGCCGCGGACTCGGAAGATGCGGCGCAAGAAGCGTTAGAAGACGCCTTAGAGATGGCTGATGAGGTCAAAGAAGCTGAATTTCGCCAGAATCTCGCTGAAAAAATCGATGAGAAAGAGCTTGATGCACTCGCAAATGAGTTAATTAGTAACTACGACGACGATCTTAACTCCCGTACGGAATGGGAGAAAATGTACAAGGAAGGTCTGGAGTTATTGGGCCTTAAGATTGATGAGCGCACGGAACCGTGGGATGGCGCTTGCGGTGTTTATCACCCGATGCTGTCTGAAGCGGTGGTTCGATTCCAAGCTGAGACCATTACAGAGACATTTCCAGCCTCTGGCCCTGTTAAAACACAGATCATTGGGCGACAGACCAAGGAAAAAGAAGACGCGGCTATGCGCGTCCAGAACGATATGAACTGGCGTTTGACTGAACAGATGCCTGAGTACCGCCAAGAACACGAGCGTATGCTCTACAACCTGCCAATTTCAGGTTCGGCGTTTAAGAAAGTGTACTTTGACCCGTCACTAGGTCGTCAAACATCCGTATTCCTCGCAGCAGAAGACTTTGTTATCAGTTATGGGCTGTCGGATATCACAACAGCTCAACGATATACCCACCGGATGCGTAAAACCGAGAACGATATTAAGAAGTTGCAGGTAGCAGGCTTCTATCGTGACGTTGATCTGGGTGACCCAGAACGTATTTTGGATGAGTTGACCAAAGAGAAAGATAAGTTGATCGGTTGGTCTGGTAACAAAGACGACCGCTTTGAAGTTCTCGAGATGCACGTTGAGTTGGATCTTCCGGGTTATGAGGATGAAGACGGTATCGCACGCCCGTATGTAGTGACCATCAACAAGTCTAATGGGAAAGTGCTATCGATCTACCGCAACTGGGAGATGGACGATGAGTGGAAGAAGAAGCGCGATTACTTCGTTCATTACCAATACATTGTTGGTTTTGGGTTTTATGGCTTTGGTCTTATCCATTTGGTTGGTGGACACGCCAAGTCTGCGACTAGCCTGCTCCGTCAGCTTGTTGATGCTGGCACATTATCTAATCTCCCGGGAGGCTTGAAGAGCCGCGGTTTGCGTATTAAGGGTGATGACACCCCAATCGCTCCGGGTGAATGGCGAGACGTTGATGTACCGGGGGGCGCGATTCGCGACAACATCCTTCCGCTGCCGTATAAAGAACCAAGTCAAGTTCTAGCCGCACTACTGGCAACCATTGTTGAAGATGGCCGTCGCTTCGCTTCTGTGGCTGACCTGAAGATCTCTGACATGAGCGCTAACGCGCCTGTCGGCACCACACTGGCTTTGATTGAGCGTAGCCTGAAGGTAATGAGTGCTGTACAAGCCCGTGTTCACGCTGCAATGCGCCAAGAGTTCAAGCTGCTGAAGAAGATCATCGCAGAAACTACGTCGGACGAATACGACTATGATGTGGACCCCAACCGCGCTGTTAAGGAAGACGACTACGAGATCGTTGAGATTCTCCCAGTTTCAGACCCTAACGCCGCTACGATGGCTCAGCGCATCATGCAGTATCAAGCCGCTACACAGCTGTCTACCCAAGCCCCACAGATCTTCGATTTGCCAGAACTCTACCGCGACATGCTACGCACGCTTGGCCTGAAGAACGCAGATAAGATCATCCCGTTGAAGGACGCGATGAAGCCAAAAGATCCTGTGGCGGAGAATATGGCAGTTCTGATGAGTAAACCTGTGAAAGCATTTGCTTATCAAGATCATGAGGCGCACATTAAGGTCCACACAACCGCGATGCAAGATCCAAAGCTCCAGATGATCATCGGTCAGAACCCTAACGCTGTAATGATGCAACAGGCAATGCAGGCCCATATTGCAGAACACGTCGCTTACGCATATCGCAACGAGCTTGAGAAGATGTTGGGCGTCCAACTCCCTGATCCAGAACAAGAGATCCCACCAGAAATCGAGTATCAGCTGTCTAGTGTTGTGGCTCAAGCCGCGGATAAACTGCTGGCTAAGGATCAGAACGAGATGGCGAAGCAGCAAGCCATGCAACAGGCCCAAGACCCTCTCATCCAGATGCAGCAACAAGAGCTACAGTTGAAGTCGCAAGAGCTACAGTTGAAAGCGAAGATGCACGAGGACACCATGCAGGTCCGACTGATCGAACAGCAGGTGAAGAAGGAGCTAGAGGACGCACGTCTGAAGGCCCAAGCTAACGTCGAAGGCGCAAAACTAGGCGCTAAGATCGCTTATGACAAGGATAAGCTCCAAACCGAATCACGTCTCGCAGGTACAAAGTTAGGTGTTGACATCGCCAAATCTAAAGACCAGATGCGCACACAACGTGAAGTCGCCGCACAAAACCGTCAAGCACAAACATTCCGCAAGGAAAAACCTAAAGGAGAATAACTGTGGACAACCTATACCTGTCCTTCGTCGAGTATTACAAAAAGACGCTTCGGGCAGAGCTAAACCAGTTAGCTGATGATCTTGCATCAGATAATTGCCGCACGATTGAGGAGTACAAGCACTACACAGGCCGCATCCGCGGTATCGCGTACGCAGAAAGTGTTTTCGAGGAGTTGGTCAAACAACTTCAAGAGAAGGAGTAGTACCAGTTTTTGGTACGGTCGTACCAGTTTTTGGTACGTTTTTACGACGCAAGTCGCTTTAGGAGTAATAGATGTCTGATCTGATCCTGCCCCCTGAGGGGCTAGTTCTACCACCGGGGGTAAAGAATCCGGAGGAGCAAACCCAAGAGCAGAAGGCTAAGCAGTTACCAGAACCAACCGGCTACAAGATGCTTGTTGCACTACCTGATGTTGAGGAAGCATTTGAAGGCGGCATTCTGAAAGCCGATGTAACTCGCCAAGCAGAAGAAGTAACTACGGTTGTCGCATTTGTCATCAAGATGGGTCCGGACTGTTATAAGGACTCGGCTAAGTTCCCAACTGGCCCTTGGTGTAAAGAAGGTGACTTCGTTATTCTTCGCGCTTACTCAGGTACCCGCCTTAAGGTGCACAACAAAGAGTTCCGTCTCATTAACGATGATTCGGTTGAAGCAGTAGTTCAAGATCCCCGCGGCATCACCCGCGCTGGCTAACATGGAGGAACACCATGCCTAAAGAAGACCAAGTAGAGTACGAATTAGATCCCATCGAACCTTTTGAGGCCGGTGGTCAAGTTGAGGAATCTAACGAGGATGAGGCTGAAGTCGAGATTATCGATGACACCCCAGCTCAGGACCGCAACAAGAAACCCCTGAACAAGAACCCGGAACCGACTGAGGAAGAGCTAGAAGCTTACTCCGACGGCGTTAAGAAGCGTATCAATGAGTTACGTCATGGTTACCATGATGAGCGTCGCGCCAAAGAAGCCGCCCTCCGGGAACGAGAAGAACTCGCCGCATTTGCTCAAAAGTTGTTGCAGGAAAAGCAAGAACTGCAAAGACGGTACGTAGCTGGTGAAGAGTTCGCCGTATCTCAGTTTAAGGAAAAAGCTGTTATCACGCTTGAGTCCGCTAAGAAGCAATATAAGGATGCTTTCGAGGCTGGCGATGTAGAAGCGATGGCTACCGCACAAGAACGAATGATGGAAGCGGCCCTTGAACGTAAGAAATACGAAGAATGGCGGCCACAACAGTTGCCAAACGACGAAAATTATGAAACTATTCAGTCAGTTAAACAAACACGCACTGAAGCACCGAAGCCTGACCCCCGTGCATCGACATGGGCAGAAGACAATAAGTGGTTCGGACAAGATGACGAGATGACGGCTTTTGCCTACGGTGTACATGACCGACTGGTGAAGGCAGGTGTTGATCCTCGCGTCGAACCTGATCTTTATTACCGCAAGATTGATGAACGGATGCGGGAAGTATTCCCGGATAAGTTCGAGGCTTCTCCAAAGCCTATCAGTAAAAAACCCGCTACCGTCGTGGCTGGTGTGTCTCGTACACCCAACTCGTCAAAAAAGGTAGTGCTCTCTGCATCACAACAACGTGTTGCCAAGCGGCTCGGGCTAACGCCGCAGCAATATGCACAAGAACTCGCCAAACTGGAGGCGCAAAATGGTTGATAACCAAACCCCAAAACGCACACCTCGTGCCCTAGAAACCCGTGAGCAGGATGCTCGCCCAAAGACTTGGATGCCCGCAAGTACCTTACCGGTACCGCAGGAACAAGAGGGTTATAAATTCCGTTGGATTCGTCGTTCGATGCTTGGACAAGAAGACCCGACAAACGTCTCGAAGAAACGTCGAGAAGGTTGGGAACCAGTACGATCGGAAGATCACCCGGAATTATCTTTGTATCTCGACCAGAATGCCCGTACCTCTGGTTTGGTTGAAGTTGGCGGTCTGATTCTGTGTAAGATGCCGTCTGAGATGGTTCAACAGCGTAATCAATATTACGCCAAGGCTACTCAACAGCAAGCTGACGCAGTAGACAACAACTTCATGCGTGAAAATGATCCGCGAATGCCACTCTATAAAGAGAAAAATTCAAAGGTTACATTTGGTTCTGGTTCGTAAGAGCCGAAATTTCTTAATTTAAGGAGCTACATATGGCTGCTACTAGCACTCCCTATGGCCTGAAGCCGGTTAATCTGATCGGTGGTCAAGCCTTCAATGGTGGTGTAATTCGTGAAGTGAAGTTGTCTACGAATAACACTGTCGCTTTCTATACCGGTGATCTGATCCAACTGTCGTCGGCTGGCAACCCGCAACCTCTGGCTGCTACCATTACTACTGGCACTACTGCTGGTGTGATCGGTGTATGCGTAGGTGTTTCGTACGTTGACCCTAATCTGAAGTATCAAGTGTACGCTCAGACGCTTCCAGCTAACGCCATCACTGGTGGTTACACCAATGTCACTATCCACGTTTGCGACGATCCTGATCAGCTGTATCAGATCCAAGGTTCTGCCGCTTTCGGTACCCTGACCAACGGCGCTGCCGGTGCGATCGGTAAAAATGCTGCTCTGGGCAACTTCGGTGGCAACGCTACGACTGGCCTCTCGACCGTAAATCTGGTTGTTGGTGCTAACGGTGGCTCGCTGGCCTCGACCGCTACGCTCGCTATGCGTGTAGTTGATGTTGTTACTGCTACGGCTGGTGACGCATATCCGGACCTGATTGTTAAGTTCAATCAAGGTGCTCACTCGTACTACTTCGCCACTGGCGTATAAGGAGCTAATAAATGGCTATTTCTCGTTCACAACTACTTAAAGAGCTGCTCCCCGGCCTAAACGCGCTGTTCGGTATGGAATACAAGCGTTACGGTGAGCAACACAAAGAGATCTACGAAACCGAAACCTCGGAACGTAGCTTCGAAGAAGAAACCAAGCTGTCTGGCTTTGGCACGGCTCCGGTGAAGACCGAAGGCTCGGCTATCGCTTATGACAATGCTCAAGAAGCCTTTACCTCGCGCTATACGCACGAGACGATCGCTTTGGGTTTTAGCATCACTGAAGAAGCTGTCGAAGATAACCTGTACGACTCACTGTCGTCGCGTTATACCAAGGCTCTGGCTCGTTCGATGTCGTACACCAAGCAAGTTAAGGCTGCAAACGTCCTGAACAACGCTTTCAACAGCGCCTACAAGGGTGGTGATGGTGTAGCACTGTGCTCGGCTTCGCATCCTCTGGTTTCGGGTGGTGTTAACTCGAACGTCCCGGGTGTTGCTGCTGACCTGAACGAAACCTCGCTGGAAGATGCCGTGATTCAAATCGCTGCATGGACTGACGAACGCGGTCTGCTGATCGCCGCTAAGCCGAAGAAGCTGGTAATCGCTCCGAGCAATATGTTCGTTGCAACCCGCGTCCTCGAAACTGAACAGCGTCCAGCAACCGCTGACAACGATCTCAATGCGCTGAAGACCAACGGTTCGATTCCAGAAGGTTACACTGTTAACAACTTCTTGACCGACCCTGACGCATGGTTCCTTCTGACGGATGTACCTAACGGTCTGAAGCACTTTGTCCGTACGCCGCTCTCCACACAAATGGAAGGTGATTTTGATACTGGGAACGTCCGATACAAGGCTCGCGAGCGTTATTCATTTGGATGGTCGGACGCGTTGGGTCTGTACGGCAGTCAAGGCGCAGCCTAAGCAACAAATAAAAGCCTTGTAGTATAAGGCTTTGGAAGCCCCCCTCGTGGGGGCTTTTCTTTTTTCACGTTCTATGTTACTATTACGGCTAATATGACATAGGAGGTGTTATTCATGAGCGTAATTTACAAGATTACCTGTATCGAAAATCAAAAGTTTTATATTGGCAGTACTGTTAATAAGACTCAGCGGTGGGCACGACACCGAAAAGACCTACGTACCGGATGCCACCCTAATAAAAATATGCAAGCCTCGTGGGATAAGTACGGGGAAACAGCGTTTCTATTTGAAGTACTAGAGGAAGTTGAGAACCCCGCAGAGTTACTGCTTGTTGAACAAAAGTACTTAGACGATCACGCAGGTAAAGACTATTGCTTCAACTGGGCGTTAGCCGCTGGTGCCCCCATGCGAGGTAAGTCGGGTGCAGAAACCCCAAACTTCGGTAAGTCACCGTCAATTGAGACCCGTGCAAAATTAAGCGCAGCGGTTTCTGGTAGGAGCAATCCAAATTGGGGGAAGCAGCCTTCCGCCGAGACTCGAGCTAAAATCTCTGAAGCCAACAAGAACAATCCGTGGAAAGGGCAAAAACACACGCCTGAAGCTATTGCTAAAATCGCCGCAGCTAGTAAGGCTCGGATTCAAACGGAGGAAGAAAAGGCAAAACGCCGTGAGTCTATGAAAGGTCACGAAGTATCAAGCACTACGCGTATGAAGATTAGCGCAACACTTACAGGAGAAGGCAACTATTGGTATGGGAAAAACCGTCCGGATCACGGCGCTAAGGTCAGTAAGGCAGTTATTGTTCGAGACGCGGATGGTGATACACAAGTGTACACAAGTATTTCATTGCTACGCGAGATGACTGGAATGAAGGCACCCACAATAAATCGCGCACTGAAAGCGGGAACCCCAATCATCCGAGGCCCATTTGTAGGATTTTTGATTAAATATGTTGACACTTCAAACACATAGAATATAATCCAACCATACCCGGGACTTACTTTACCCCATACGACTGGCCCGGCAGACGTTATAGAGACT